ATGTCAACAAAATATCAAGAGTTCACAGCACTAGTCGAAGCAATGGAAACAGATTTCGAAAAGTTCTACGATAAAGAAGTCAGTGCCGCAGGTACTCGTGTTCGTAAACACTTACAAGAGTTAGCCAAGTTATGCAAAGAAACTCGTAACGATGTTACAGCAGTTAAAAACTCACGTAAAGAAGCCAAATAAGTAAACTAAATACAAGCCTAAGGCGTTATATTATTATACGCTTAAAGGAGTATATTATGAAAAAGTTACTTTTAGCTTTGTCATTATTGGCAATCGCAGGATCAGCTAGCGCACAATGGCATCATCACGGTGGACACTATCGTGGCGGTGGCTACTATAGCGGCGGAAACTGGGTTGCTCCGCTAATTATCGGTGGAGTCATTGGGTATGAAATCAATCGTGCAAATCAGCCGGTGATTATTCAACAACCACCGGTGATTATTCAACAACCACAAACTTACGGCGAATTACCTCCAGTAGGATATCATTGGCAAGAAATGATTGATCCTCAGACTGGTGTGCGTAAGATTGTAGCGGTTCCTAACTAATGGCCTATTCAGATAAGGTCATCGACCACTATGAAAATCCACGCAACGTAGGATCGTTCGAAAAAGATGATCCTACTGTTGGCACAGGCATGGTAGGAGCGCCAGCTTGTGGCGATGTAATGAAACTACAAATAAAGGTAGAAGATGGTATCATCACTGATGCAAGATTCAAAACATATGGCTGCGGATCAGCAATCGCGTCGTCGAGTTTGGTCACAGAATGGGTTAAAGGTAAAACACTTGACGCCGCGGCAGAGATTAAGAATAGCGAGATTGCTGAAGAGCTTGCACTTCCGCCAGTTAAGATCCACTGTTCAATACTTGCGGAAGATGCCATCAAGGCCGCTGTAAATGATTACCGTAACCGACACAGCACAAGCTAAGATCAAACAGAATCTAGCCAAACGTGGCAAGGGCGTTGGCATACGCATAGGTGTTAGAACTACCGGCTGTAGCGGACTTGCTTATACCATGGAATATGTCGACAAATATGAATCCGAAGTTGGAGTTACCAATTTTGGACATCCGGATTTTGTCTTGTTAGTGGATGCCAAAAGTCTAGTTTATCTTAACGGACTAACAATGGATTGGGTCCGCAATGGACTCAATGAAGGATTTGATTTTATCAATCCAAATGAAAAGGATCGTTGCGGTTGCGGCGAATCATTTCGAGTATAACACTATTTGACTTAGTTCAATTTTACCAGTATAATACTAGTATTGTTAAACTTTTGGAGAATATTTTGACTATGCATTTATTGCCGCCTATGTATTCAACTACAGGCAAAAAGAAAGGCAAAAAGAAATTTGCTTCAGCAGAACATGCTAGAAAGGCTAGAGAATTGGACGAATCTTGGAAAGATCTACAAAAACGTTGGGGTGTAGAAGCCGAAGCGAAAAAACGTGCTCGCGCCTTGAGTGCGCCAAGTTTGAGCGGGCATTATAGTTTGGCTATCCCCGAAGGTCGCAACACCACGGCACATCTTAAAAGTGTTGATACTGGAGGCAATGCAACATTATCCGCTCCCAAAGTTTACACAGGAACCAAAGTAAAAGGTATTGCAACCATGCACAAAAGTAATGCAGTACCAATTTTTAGCGATGAGGAAGCAGTTGACATCGCTCGTATGAGGCGTTAAACAGTGGTTGCCCAATATAATAGTACATTACCTCTGACAACAGAGGATAACTATATATTGTCCACTAAACATTTAGAGGGCAAGGCTAACAAAAGGAGAAAAAACAACAGCCCAACAGTAATTAATGATGGTAGTAGCGATACCTCATCCACCGTAAAGGAGAAAACAATGATACGGATTATCAAATTAGCAGTAAACTTATTTGTTGTAATAGCAATAGGATTTACAGCTCAACATGTAGTACTTTCGAAATTCCGAAAGTTAGAAGAAGCTCGACAAACCGCAAGCCCGGTTACAGCAAAAATGAGACAAGCACAATTAGAATGTCTCGCACGTAACATATATCACGAAGCAGGCAGTGAGCCGTTTGAAGGTAAAGTTGCAGTGGCACAAGTTACCATTAACAGAGCAGAAAGCAGTCAATTCCCCAGCGACATTTGCCAAGTGGTGTACCAAAAGAATGTGGTATACGAAAAAGTATTTTGTCAATTCAGTTGGTATTGCGACAAACCCAATGCAATGCGACCAATGAATGGTCCAATCTATACCGAAAGTATGGAAGTGGCAAAGAAAGTTTTACTTGAAGGATTTAGACTTCCAGATTTAAAACACGCCCTGTATTTTCATGGGGATTACATACATCCAGGCTGGAACAAAAAACCTGTGGCCAAAATTGGCCGGCACATATTTTACAATTAAGGACTAAAATGAACGCACAAACACAATTGGTGTTGGATAAAATCAAGCACACCATCCATGACTTTTTTGATTTGAACCTTTGGGTTAAAAACGTCAAAGAACATGCTCCCCAAGTCAGCGCAGAAACCATGGGCTGGGTAGCTGTAATATTGTTGCATTTAGCCACTATTCCAACACTATTAGCAGTACTGACTGGACTTACAGAAAAGATGCCACCAGTGGACTTGGTGCTGTTTGCATGGAGTGGTTTGTTTTGCTTTTTTGTCAAAGCCGCAATTCAAAAGGATTTCTTGAACATTGTTACAATTGGTTTTGGATTCTTTGTACAAGCAAGCCTAATGGCCACGATTATCTTTAAATAACCAATAAGATTGCAAGCAAACAGGCCCTATTGTATAATCAACAAATAGGGTCTTTTACTGATAAATATCTTATAATAAGGAGTAGGTACAATGGCCTCAGGATATCAACAAGACAGTAATCAATTAACACCCGGTTTTTACCGTGTAGTGTTAACTATGACAAATACATCATATTACCCAAGTGCAAGTGCAACAACCACACAAAACGGTAGCGTTAATCCATATGATTGGAACGCACCTGCATATACTAATGCTAAGGTTATGAGTACAACCCAAGCCACATACCTGGCCCAGGGAAATATACGTTGGAATAACATTTTGAACGCTTTGGATGGCGTTTCAGATTGCCGTATCGAAAACGTGGTAGTTGGCGGTAACACCAGCGGCACAGATGCTACTACACAGCCAACTAGCTTGGCTTTTACAGTAGTATTTGATCGCGATTCTGTAATTGTCGGCAACTGGAACAAATATTTGGCTTCAATCAGCGGCGCAACTGCTAACGGTACTTATACCAATGCGGATGGCTCAACTGGTACAGCCTACAACGGTGTTGGTGGATCAGCAGTTAGCAGTACTGCCGTAGCCGTCCAAGACATTATTACAAATGCAATTAACCAAACAGCAAGCCGCAGTTACAGAGTATACAGTCTTGCCGCAGGTGGTGACAGTCAAGCCAAAGTTACTGTAACCGGAACTGGCGCAACTGCCGCAAACATTTTCAGCACTATAGCTGTTACCCAAGTTTCTGGAACAACACTTTCTGGAACTCCTGTTTAATCTAACATAGAAAAACGCTACCGGATGATATTAGCTTACTTACTCCTTCTAACTGGTCTAACAATTTCAGCGGTAGCAATCTATTATAGTGTAGTAGGCCTCACCGCAATATTCTCGGCGGCAGCAATCCCAATCATCATCATGGGCTCGGCTTTGGAAGTCGGCAAACTTGTCTGCGCCTCTTGGTTAAAAGCCAACTGGGAACGTGCTCCACGTTTCATGAAGTATTACATGACCATTGCAGTAATTGTCTTAATGTTGATCACTTCAATGGGTATTTTTGGCTTCCTCAGTAAAGCACACAACGATCAAACTCTTGTCAGCGGCGACGTTGGCAGTAAAATAGCAATCTATGATGAAAAGATTAAAACCGCAAAAGAGAATATTGAAGCTGACCGTAAGCAACTTAAACAGATGGACGAGGCTGTTGACCAAATCATGGGTCGAAGCTCAGATGAAAAAGGCGCCGACAAAGCCAATGCTGTACGTAAGAGTCAGCAAAGGGATCGAGTTGCGCTGGCCAAAGATATTGAAGCCAACCAGAAACAGATTGCTAATCTCAATGATGAAGCCGCACCTATTCGTGCAGAAATACGCAAAGTAGAAGCTGAAGTAGGACCAATTAAATATATTGCGGCTTTTATCTACGACAGGACTCCAGATGAGTCTATGTTAGAACGAGCAGTAACATGGATTATTATTCTTATTGTTATTGTATTTGATCCGCTAGCAGTTATTATGTTGTTGGCCGCACAAATGACATTTGGTTGGGGTAGAGAACGAAAAGAACCTACATGGATTGATGACCAAGCAGAAGAATTAACAGAAGCGTTCACTGCTCCGGTCGAAGTTACACAGCCTGTTGTTGATAACACTATTGTAGCAGTATCTAGAGATATAGGGCCGTTGCCAAAGTTATTCCCAGATCCAGTTCCAACTCCAGAACCTACCGCAGACCAAACTATACCAGTTAATCAAACTCCCGTGGCGGTTGTTGCAGACGAAGACAGCGAGCTGGCCAAATGGAACAAGATGATAGAAGAAGCAGAACGTCAAGTGGCAGAAGAATCCACATTGGAAGAAAGGCTAGCCGCTGGCGAAACATATATTAATGAAGAGGGTGTAGAAACACCTTTAGACGAAGAATCAAAAAAAAAGACTTACATGACCAAGAACAATCAGGGACAGATGGAAATCAAGAACCGATAGGTTATGTACAAAATGAAGAACAAAGCACAGGCAGTATTTGGGCAAGAGTAATAGGCATAAATCCAATAGATCAATTATATAAAGAATACAGTGACCACAAATTTACAGACTTTTCAGTAGATGCTACAACCGAACCTGAATTGGCTGCATTTGTGGAGGAAACCAAACAGCATGGTCCAAGATTTAGTGACTATCCGTTGGAAAAAATAACATACTTTGAAGAGCGAATACATGAACTTAGGTCGAATAACACTAATAACTCCGCCGGATAAACTATTCAACATGAGTTTAAGTTATCTAATAGTCAAACCATCTAATCAAGTAAAAGAACAATTCCAAACAATCTTAAGCCATATGGTCGAAGATGTAAATGTGTTTATGTTTGATCAAGACGATTATGATATTGATTGGTTATTGAGCATAGCACAACAGGTAGAAGTTATCATTATCGATATTGATAATTGTGATCCAATAACTAAATTGTTTGTAACATGCTTGCTGGCACATCCTAACAGTCATTACATCACAATGGATGATACCGTTCCTTATAAACTAATTAGTAAAAACAGAATCTATAATTTGGATTGGCTTGCCGAACAAATTAAAAACGCCGTTGAAGAAGGCGAACAAGACGAAGAAGATGATGCACAAGAAGAGTAAAGGCACAGGTATTACTGTAAAAGAATATGAGAACATTAATGTTTCTCTGCGCCGATTCAAACGCAAGGTTGAAGAAGCCGGTATTTTGGACGACTTGCGTAAACACGAGTTTTACGAAAAACCAACTACTGAACGCAAACGTAAAAAAGGCGCGGCCAAGGCACGTTGGAATAAAAAACTGCGCGATCAACAATTACCACCAAAACTCTATTGACATAGCAGTATGACTATGCTATAATGTTAGTATGAATACTGACATTATGATAGATTTGGAGACTCTAAATACAACTCCGACTCTACTATCCTTACAATTGGTGCTGTAAAATTTGATCCTTTTGGATCTGAAATTAAAGAACCTGCAATGGACAGTTTCTATTGTAAAGTTGATTTGGATAGTTGTGATCGCATAGGACTTACCACCAATGATGATACCATTGCTTGGTGGGCAAGTCAAAGTAAGGAAGCCCAAGCGGCTGCCTTTGATCCCGAAGATAGAATTGATATTGAAGAGGCATTTGCTCGTCTTTATAAATTCTGCTGGGGAGCCAAACGTGTATGGAGTAACGGTGCTACATTTGATATTGTTATTTGTGAGCATGTATTCCGTAAAATTAACAGAGCTATTCCTTGGAAGTTTTGGGAAGTGCGTGATGTGCGCACAGCATTTGATCTAGGCATCAATCCACAACGTCCACCAGTAACGGCCCACCATGCATTAGAAGATGCATGGAATCAAGCAGTAGGCATTCAAAATGTCTATAACACACTACGCACTAGCACAACTAGTGCAGGTGCATACATTGCACCATTTGCAAATCAGAGGTAATTATGGATAGTCAAACTAAAGAAGTATTAGACATTCTACAAGAAGAATGTGCAGAAGTAATTCAAGCAGTTAGTAAAATTAGTCGCTTTGGCTTAGACAATCTAAAACCAGGCAAACCAAAAACTAATCGAGAACATTTGGAAGAAGAGATTGGCGATCTATACGCTATGATTGAAATCTTACAAGAATTGGATGTAATTAGCTGGACCAATATTGAACTGGCCGCAGAAGCTAAACGTGAAAAACTTAAAAAATGGAGTAACATCTTCAATGTTGCCGAATAGAATCTTTTTTACAGGTGTGCCCGGCAGTCGCTGGAGCAGTATTGCACAAACACTAGAACAGCTAGACGGTGTTAATACTAGCGATCATAATCCGAATAGACAATATGCTCACGGCAAATTCAGCGGACACAAGGGTGCATATTTTGGATCAGGCATGGAGTTTGAAACGTATCTTGATCCAAAACATATAGACGGTCCATGGAGTGAGCCTGGTGGATGCCGTATTGTTAAAAGTCACGAGTGGTCATTAAAACTACAAACAATAAGCGAAGTGTATCCAGACTCGTGGATCATGCTGGTGTATCGTCCAGATGCCAGCAGTTTTGCATGGTGGCACGAAGCAGGCGGATTTAATATTGATTATCCTGACTATTCGGCTTACAAAAATCATGCAGGTATGTTGGCTGAGATAACTAAACAGAACGATGCAATTTTAAAGTTTGCTCATAAGAACGATTTGACCTGGAATTACTTTACTAGTAAATGGGTTGAAGATAATTTTGGACAAAAAATAGAAGTTGTGCGTAATGACTACGATATTCTAGTGACAATTTTGAAAGGGAGTCGATGACTGACCAAGTGTATTTGAATAATTATTTTGCCAACCATTGGGGACACAAAGGTGTGCCCCAGTATTCTATAACAGGAATTGATTTAGCAAAGCGAATTAATGAAGATGAGCATGTATTAGATGTAGGCTGTGGCCGAAATCTATTTAAAGGCATAATTAAAAATCTTGTGGGAATTGATCCTGCATTCGATGAAGCGGATGTTAAAACAACAATTGAAGATTTTCAATCAGATCAATTGTTTGATGTTGCCCTATGTTTAGGCAGTATTAACTTTGGTGATGTAGACCGCATACGTAGTCAAATTGCCAGTATGATAACACACCTTAAACCGCAAGCACGTATCTACTGGAGATGTAATCCAGGCTTACAAGATCACGGTAATAAGGAATGTGAACAAATTGAATTCTTTCCGTGGAGCGAGCAATGGCACGTTACCTTGTCTAAAGAGTTTGGATTTAAATTAGAGGATTTTGGCACAGATGCCAATAGAATTTACGCAGAATGGAAACGACTATGAAAAAACTACTATTAACAATTTTATTTTTTATCACTACAGCCGCAATGGCTTGGGAACCAACTAAGCCTATTACAGTTATTATTGGTAATCAAGCAGGATCGGGAAATGAAGTAGGATTCCGTGCTATCAGTGCAGTTGTTCAAAAGAACAGTCCCGGAGTCAATTTTGTAATTGAACTAAAGCCAGGTGCTGACAGTACCATTGCTATGAACAAGCTGTACGAAGCCGCACCCGATGGATATACTATTGCTATTCCTAGTCATATGAGTACGTATGTAACTAACGACATTTGGCAATCAAAGATTAAAAAATTCCAATACGACAGTTTTGTGACAGTGATGAGCATGGGACAAAGTCCATTGTGTATTGTAGCCAACCCTAAGAGTAAAATTAGCACAGTTGGCGAATTAATACGATTGGTACAAACTACTAACCAGCCTGTAACATTTGCCTTAGGCGGTGGCGCACATAGAATGGCCTATGAATATTTTATGCTTAATGCCAAAGCTGATAAATCCAAAGTTGATTTTGTCATGTTCCCAGGCCCAGCTCAAGCATTGCAAAGTGTGGCCAGTGATTCGGGCACTGAGTTTGGAATTATGCCCATTGCCATAGCCAACAGTCTTGTGCGATCGGGCCATGTAAAATTGCTAGGTATTACAGGCGATAAACGTTTAGAACGACTGCCACAAGCCGAGCCTATCGTAGTAGGCGGAAATCATATCAGTGTTATGGCCGCGTGGGCGTTAGCTCTCCCGCCCAATACGCCACAAGAAATCGTAGATTGGTATAGTAAACACTTTATTCCTGCCCTAAAAAGTGCGGAAGTTAAACAGTATTATGACGATAACTTAATTTCAATTGATGCAAAACAACTTACTCCGCAAGGGTTTGACAAGCACATTTTGGACTTGAGAAAAGAGTATATGCCCTTGGCCAAAACCATAGACATTTCAAGATAACAGAGATAAATAAATTTGTAGAACGCCGCGAGGGTTTTACACTTTTCTTGCTTAATTAAAGGAGATTATTATGAGCAAAATCATCGGTATCGATTTAGGTACAACAAATAGCTGTGTGGCAATCCTAGAAAACGGAATTGCTAAAGTAATTGAAAACAGCGAAGGTGCTAGAACAACACCATCAATCATTGCATATACTAAAGACGAAATTCTTGTAGGTGCAACAGCAAAACGACAAGCAGTCACAAACCCAAAGAATACTATCTACGCAAGTAAGCGTCTTATTGGACGTAAGTTTGACGAAAAAGAAGTACAAAAAGACATTGATCTAATGCCTTACTCAATTGTCAAAGCAGACAACGGCGATGCATGGATCGAAGCAAATGGCGAAAAGTTGGCACCACAACAGGTGTCAGCAGAAGTGTTGCGCAAAATGAAAAAGACAGCAGAGGATTACTTAGGTACCACAGTTACCCAAGCAGTTATCACCGTGCCTGCTTACTTTAACGATAGCCAACGCCAAGCCACTAAAGATGCAGGTAAGATTGCAGGTTTAGAAGTTTTACGTATTATCAACGAGCCAACTGCGGCCGCTCTAGCCTATGGCGTGGACAAAGCAGACAAACGTGATCGCAAAATTGCTGTATACGACTTAGGTGGTGGTACATTTGATATTTCAATTATTGAAATTGCCAACATCGACGGCGACAAACAGATTGAAGTGTTGGCTACAAACGGCGACACGTTCCTAGGCGGTGAAGACTTTGACCAAGTTATTATGGATCATTTGGTAGCAGAGTTTAAGAAAGACAATGGCGTTGATCTTAAGCAAGACATGCTGGCCTTGCAACGTTTGAAGGAAGCCGCAGAAAAAGCCAAGATTGAATTATCAACAGCCGCAAGCACTAGTGTTAACCTGCCTTACATCACAGCAGACGCAACTGGCCCTAAACACATGAATGTGACTATCAGCCGTGCTAAGTTTGAGCAAATGGTTGAAAAGTTAATCGAACGTTCAATCGAGCCATGCAAAATTTGTATGACTGATGCTAAGGTAACTGCCGCTGACATCGACGAAGTTATTCTAGTTGGTGGACAAACACGTATGCCTAAGGTGCAAGAAGCAGTTGAGAAACTGTTTGGCAAGGCTCCACGTAAAGACGTTAACCCAGACGAAGCAGTTGCCGCAGGTGCCGCAGTACAAGGTGCCGTTCTAGCAGGCGACAAAACTGACGTATTGTTATTGGATGTTACTCCACTAACATTAGGTATTGAAACAATGGGCGGTGTGTTTACCAAGCTGATTGCCAAGAACACCACTATCCCAACTAAGCATAGCCAAACATTTAGTACAGCAGATGACAATCAACCAGCAGTAACTATTAAAGTTGCTCAAGGCGAGCGTGATTTGTTCAAGTACAACAAATTGTTAGGCGAGTTCAATTTGGAAGGTATTGATCCAGCACCACGCGGCCAACCACAAATCGAAGTTACACTTGACATCGATGCCAACGGTATCTTGAATGTAAGTGCTAAGAACAAAGCAACTGGAAAAGAAAACAAAATCACTATCAAATCAGATAGCGGTTTGACAGATGCTGAAATCCAACGCATGATTCGCGAAGCAGAAGAAAACGCTGAATCAGATAAAAAAGCCGCCGAATTGATCAATGCTCGTAACAGTGCAGAAAGTCAAATTCATTCTTTAGGTAAAGACTTTGATACTTACAAAGATCAAATTACCGAAGAAGAAAAGACAGCATACGAGACAGCATTGACTAGCGCACAGGAAGCACTAGCCGGTGAAGATGTTGAAGCTATCAATACAGTTATGGGTAAGTTGTTTGAATCTGCTGGTCCAATTATGACCAAGAAACAAGCCTCTGAAAGTGCCCAAACTGAAGCTCCAGTGTCACAGCCTGCAGAAGGCCAAACTGTTGACGCGGCATTCAAAGAAGTTTGACACACAGACAGACAGGTAGTATAATAAACACGTAGGGTGCCCATGGTGGGGCCCTACAAAGTTCTTGCTTAATTTAAGGAGATCATTATGACAACAATGCAACTAAGAACTATCAACCCAGCGGATCTAGCACAGATCAGCAGAGCCCTTGTAGGATTTGATCAATATTTCAATAATCCTCGACTACAAAATAGCAACTACCCTCCACATAATATTGTGAAGTTTAGTGATAGCGAGTATGCCATCGAAGTAGCAGTAGCAGGCTTTAGCAAAAAAGAAATCACAGTAGAAATAGACCAAGATCAACTTGTTGTTCGAGGTATTCAAGAAGTTTCGGAAGAAACAACTAAGGAATATTTGCACAAAGGTCTAGCAAGCCGTGATTTTGAACAAACATGGACTCTTGCTGAGTACATGGAAGTCAAGGATGCAGAGGTTAAGGACGGTATGTTGATTATTAATATTCAACGTATTATTCCAGAATCACTGAAACCAAGACAGATTGAAATTAAATAATCAACCGGGGGAGGAAACTCCCCCTCTTAATAGAAAGAGACTCTATGTCAAGCACAGACGTAACAATTGAAGAAAAGATTAAAGTAGTAATTAGCGAGCCAAAGCGTTGGAAAGTGATACTACTAAACGATGATACAACACCTATGGAGTTTGTAATATCGTTGTTGATGGAGGTGTTCAGGCATAACGAAAATACAGCAAAAGACATCATGTTACAAATACATGAAACTGGTTCAGGAATTGCTGGTACGTATAGTTTTGAAATTGCCGAAGCTAAAGCAGTTGAAGCTACTAACCTATCTCGTACTAACAATCACCAATTACAAATTAAATTGGAAGAAGAATGAGCTTACGTGATCTAACAAAAGAAGCACACACAAATGCAGAACGTCAAGAATTTGTAAAGATTCTTTTTTCAGGCAACATAGATCCAAAACTCTATGCCACATTTTT